CTTTGGGACCGATGAGAGCTAAAAGCTTCATCCCCCAATTGTGGAGAGTTATCTCTTCTTGTGTCTTGAGGTTTGTGCTAAAAACATGATGCTCATGCAGTATCCACAGCAAGACAGATTGACCTGCTGGAGAGGAGAACACTGCCCTGAGATCGTTAACGGTTGTAGCCATCTTCACACCCTTTTTAAATTTATTTTAATTAATTTATTTTACCTTTTGAGTTCTCGTTTTTTCCTCATCATATTCAGCTTTAATCTCATCAGGGTCCCAGGAAGGCTTGCCCTCTTTCTCTTTTTCTAGATCTTGTTTTCGTAAAGCTTCTTTAAACTTAGCTTTCGTTACAGGACCTTCTATTTCTACATATTCATATTGCCAGATTTGGCGAGTTTCACCATCTATGTCGACAATATCTACCTGGTGGATATTGTAGTTGACTTGCGTTTTTCCTCGGCTTTTTACAAATTTTGCAGGCTTTGTGTCGGAACTTGCCTGTATAGCAAAGGCCTCGCTATTCCAGATAACTAATGGTAGAGATATAAATATGAAAAACAGTATTAAAGCAAAATGATTCGAAAAACAAGTTGATTGTTTTGCTGTTTTCATAGTTGTGATTCTCCTATATTTTTTTTCGGCGAAATGTGTAGTATGATACATAACTAAAACATTGGCAGCTTATAATCTTGTTAATTAATATGCAACTTGAGGCTCGACACTCTAGTCAGATCGCCTGACGAATTATTTAAATTCTAATAAGTGGCCTCTGCATTTGTGCCATTGTTCGTATTTCCGCTCAGTTTCATTACTTGCTAGCCTTAGATATAAAAACCTGAAAATTAAAAGCTGGACCGACTACCGAGATACTGAGCGAATTGTGATGCATTATAATATGCGTGAATGTAAAATGCCCCAGCGCTTTCACCGCGATTTGCATCTCCGCCTAGTAACATTATTCGCCATCCTGCATTTTGATAATAATAATCCGTAACATATGTTGAGCTACTTCCCCCTACAGAAGCAGGCAAAAATCCTCTTGCAGTTTGTACGAGTGTTTTCTGCCATCCGTTGTTATTTGCTAGTGTTACACCTAAAGACGTATAATTTGTTGATGTATCGTCAGCAAAATTAGTATCATCATTACAGACATATGGGACATGATTGTTAATATTAATGCCATCAACAAATTTCCTTATATGTCCCCAAGGATTTTCGATCCATCTATAAGATACATATGAGCCCTTATTACCGTTGCCATTACTTACACTCCAAGTGGCAGTACCATTACTTAGTCCTGTTCGTTCGATCGGATTGTAATTGTTCCAGGCAGACCAAGCACTAGCATTCCAATCCGTTAACCCTATACCTATTTCAGATTGACTATACCAAGAACCATATTCAATAAGACAGAGAAGCTGTACAGCGCTTATAATGTCAAAATCCTGCTGCCTCCAGCCAGTTCCTCTGTTAGCAGCTACTGTTCTAAAATTAGCTCTCGTACCATTGATTATAGGAGCTTTACCAGCCACGCTACTCAAGATATCATTATTCCAATCTCTTTGGGTTTGGATTGTGCAAGCTACACTAGTCTCATTTTCTAAATCGCCATCTACAGTTATTGTTATATCCGTTACAGCTGTAATTCCGTAAGTTCCATCATTGTTTACCGTTCCCGATACGACTATTGTATCAACTCCTGCCTCGAGATTGGTAAAAGGGTGAGTTAAGGTATCGCTAGTGATAGTTTCAGCTGTACCGTCAAAGGTCATCTTATAGCTGGAGTTGTAAGGCAAATACAAGCCATTAACATACTTACCCTCTGAAGTATCATATAAGACTCCTTCATAAGCTCCTATATACCTAGCCGTTACATTTGCTCCATTCTTCTGAAAAGCATGGTGTAGCTCATATCCAGGCAATTGGCTATAGCTTATGGAGTGACCATGCCAACCGTTATCATACCAATACTTATGATAGAAAGCCGGAATTTCTACCATTACTTGGCCATCATCTCCATTAAAGACGCCAGTACAGATTTCGAATTCCTCACCAGAAACAAATATATCATCTTGGAGACTGAGAGTATCGTTATCGTCTTTAGCCGTAATTAGGCTATAAGTGTCATCAGTTTTATTATGAGCATAATGGCCTACATAGTCTGATGCGGAGTTCGTAAAGGCACCTGTATCCTTCAACTTTTTTGTAGCCGTTGCATCGCAAGTCCCTGTAGTCGAAGGGTCTACACCTTCTCGATTATAGCCATCAAGATAATAGACCACAGTGCCATTATCCGCCAAAATACAGCGTTTCATGTCATCATGAATGAAAAGATAGGGATCTCCTATACGGATATAGGTATCTTGATTTTCGTTCCACATGATACCATAGGCCAAGCCTGCATAGCGCTCATCAAGGAAATCTAGGTCAATTCCTCCGCCCCCAATAGGGCCACCTCCAATGGGACCTGCAGCAGAGGCTATCCCTAAAAAATAGCCAAAAAATAAGATGATAAAAGCTGAAAGTTTTTTCATTTTTAATTACCTCTTTGCGCGATAATATGTTACTATTACTGTAGCATCTCCATTAATACCTATCATCTTGAGATTTTTTATCGCCCATCCGTCATGTAACCATAAGTTCTGAAGAGCACTATCAGATAACAGGTGTCCATCTGAAGAGCTAGGATTTCCCCCATCTATTCTGTAGCGTATAGGGTTATCTTCTACTGTTAAAAAAATAGCCCTTGCAGAATTTCTGTAAGTTTCATTTAGTATAGAAACTGAGGAATTAGTAACGGTTATTTTTTCATATGCAAACGGAGTATTATCTTCAATGATAACATCCATAAAGCCCCATACATTACTAGAAGCTAAGACCATTATTGATAGAACTAAAAATAATATTTTTTTCATTTTAAATATTCCTCCTTTTTCTTTCTAATAGCAAAGACGACCAGTGATACACCTATGGGAATAGCTTGATGGTAAGCCAATGTCCAGATAAAAGGTGCCTGCCATATCACCATAAGCTGCATTTCCGCCCATTACCATTACAGTCCATCCGCTTCCCGGCCAGTAGTAATCAGCAATGTGAGTGCCTGGTTTTGCACCAACAGATGCAGGCAGGAACCCCTTTCCTGTTTGCTTTAAAGTTCTTTGCTGCCCATAGCTATTCGGTAATGTTACGCCTAAAGAGGTATAGCAATACCCTCTATAATCATCAAAGAAAGTGGTATCATCATTACATACACAAGGGGTACGATTGTCGAGATTAACACCGTCAACCCATTTCAGGAGATGTCCATAAAAATTCTCAATACCCCTGTAAGACATATATGAGCCCTTAATTCCATCACCATTCGAGATGCTTCCGGTTACACCCTTCATGACATTACTTAGTCCGGTTTTTTCGATAGAATTAAAGTTATTCCAGCCTTCCCAAGAAGAACCCCAGTCCGTTAGTCCTGCACCTATCTTAAGTTGACTATTAAATGAGTTGTAGTCAATTAGATAGAGAAGCTGAACTGCGCTCATGAGATCAAAATCCATCTGCCTCCAGCCATCTCCCCTATTAGCTGCTATTGCTCTAAATTGTGCCCTCGTTCCATTGGTTATGGGAGCCTTTCCAGCTACACTCCCGAGAATGTCATGCTTCCAATCTCTCTGGGTTTGGATAGTGCAAAGTGCATGAGGCTCATCCTGTAAATCACAATCAACGGTTATAGTAGTATCTGTTACACTGATAATTCCACAAGTGTGATTGTTATACTGTGTTCCCGAGATGACTATGGTATCAATTCCTGCTTCGAGGTTGGTGAAAGGGTGAGTCAAGTCATCACTGGTAATAGTCTCAGCCGTCCCATCAAAAGACATCCTGTGCGGAGCCCTGGAAGGTAAACATAGGCCATTGACATACTTACCTTCTGAGACATCGTACAGAACTCCTTCATAAGCCCCAATATATCTGGCCTCCACATCAACCCCATTCTTATGGAAAGCTGGATGAAGGTTATAGCCAGGCAATTGGTCATAGCTCACAGAGTAACTGTGCCAGCCACCCCAATACTGATACTTATAATAAAAAGCTGGAATTTCTACCATTACTTGGCCATCATCTCCATTAAAGACGCCAGTGCAAATCTCAAACTCGTCACCAGGCGTGAAGATGTCATCCTGAAGGCCGAGAGTGTCATTGTCATCCTTGGTAGTGATTAATGAGTAAGTATCCTCAGTTATGTTGTGAGCATAATGTCCCACATAATCAGATGCTTCTCCTGTGAATATTCCGATGGCGATCAGTTTTTCTAAAGCTCCCATCTCGCAAACTCCAGCAGTTGAAGGTTCAATCCCTTTTTGATTATAGCCATCAAGGTAATAGACCACTGTGCCATCATCTGCTAAAATGCAACGCTTAATATCTTCATGAACAGGCATGTCAAGCTTACCCATCTGAACATAAATATCCAGATTTTCATTCCAGTGAATGGAACGAGGTTCACTTTCTGGCGGATGGATAATAGGTGCGGCGTCAGGAACTGGCTGTATACCTAATTCAACAGCAGCTATAGCACTATTCACAAAGAAAAACAGCCATATTGTAAGTGCAATTATGTTTCTCATCTTTTCTTCCTTATCCAACCTTCTTGCGGTTATATCTCCGCCCGCCAAAAGCCCTAACTGCACTCCAATATACCCACGAAAGTACGCCATGACCTTTCATCTTTATGCACTCTCTGAGCTTTTTATCTGCAGCCTTTCTTGAGATATCTCCTGTGTGATAGTGCCAATCATGCTCTTCGCAACAGTCATAAAAATCAAAGTCTGGTGAATATGTACAACCATCTGAAAGAAATTCGACGGCTTGCTTGATATGCTTTTTCACTTTTCCCTCTTGACCTATTTATTTTTTCGATGCCTTCTCTATTGCGACGCCAGTCACCAGGCCAAACAGACCCGAAGAAAGAATCTTAAAAAGTTCAATCAATTCCGAGCAATCTGGTTTGTAAGTAGCCAACCCAGCCAAAAAACAAACTGCCAGCACTACCAAAATTTTATCATTCATGATGATTCTCCCTTTTCTCTTTGCTCTCATCTTTTCTTGCTACCTTTATTATTACTGTTGCGGCTGCTGTACCGCTGCGGCGCCTGCAGCTTCTGCCTCAGCTTGTGCCTGCGCCTGCTGCTGCATTATCGCCAGGATTCGCTTCTTCTGGACCTCCTCCTCATCAATCAATCCGTGGGCAGGAGCTCCTGCTACATTGTAGGCATACCGTAACAAGTAGTCCCAATTCAGATTTATTGCCGTATCAGGATTTGCCTGGAGTATAGGCGCAACGCTTTCGATGGCTTGGTTCAGGCCTCTGCTCTCGAATAGCCTTTTCTGAGCCACAGCGAGAGGACCAAGATACTCTATATCAATCTTTTTCCCGGCCAATCCTTCAGGAGGTGGCTCGAGCCGCCCCGCGTTAAACTCAATATTAAACGCGCCCTCGATCACCTTGTCCAAAAGCTCGTTCGTCAGCCGCCCTACAATATTCCCCAGTATTGCTGCCTTTTCACCTTGCCTCTCCACAACTTCTGTGGCGGTCATAGCCCTTTCCTGGTGGGCAAACATTAAGAAGAAGTCAATGCTAAAGAAATCTCTCACACTCTTCTGTATCTGCTCCTCCCTATCCCGGCCAATGGGGAAGTTGATCCCAAGGTTAACCGGGCTAATTTTATTCTCAGGGCTATCGAAGTAATTAATTCCGTTGGGGGTCAAGTCGACATCCGCATTTATCGGTACATTCATCGGCGGCTTAACTGAAAGCTGTCCAGCTTCGAGCAAGCTCTTGCGAATACTATTGAGCGTTTTAACTGTGGGTAAGGACATCATGGCTGGTGAATATCCATAGACACTGTCAGGATTCTTGATACAGCGCCACACGATATAAGGGAAGAAATCATACTTGGACTCACGAACGATCTCCCCTTTCATTTCATGATACCACACTGACCGCCAGCGGTCCCCGTCCGGAACTACTGCATGGATAAACTTCCCTCCCAGATTTTTACAACCAAACTTGTCGGTTGCCTGTGCTTCAGTGTAGGTATCCTGGCGGAATACAGTCTTGATTTGACCGTAACCATCCTCATCTATCCATATGCGCGGAGGTGACATAACCTTATAGAAGATCGATCTGTCACCCAAATTTTCCTCAAAGTAGAGTACCCCTGTTCCAAAGGTGATCCCATCAATCAAAAATTCGACAACCTCTGAGTAGAAATTGCTACGCCGGAAAGCGGCATATAGATCCTTGACGATACCTTCTAGCCAGTACTTGGTCTCAGCATCGGTGTCCATATCGGGAACTTCCAGCTTAAACCAATCCAGAGAAGGTGACATCAGATATCCGAACAGGCCTTCAGCCAACATACGAACCGCAGATACCCCTGTAGAATCAAAGAGATATTTCCCGATAGGCGATTCTGGAGGCCGGTCATAGAAGAGGTTCTCGCGATATGGACAGAAGTACCGCGCAAGCTCCTCCCATGTAGGTTCGAAAGGAGTGCGCCTTGCCTTCAGCTCCGCAAGTTTTTCTGTGAGTGCTTTATCTATCATTTATAGGATACCTCGTTCTCGACTGGGTCTCCGCAGTAACCGCCGCTCTTTAGCTCGCCTTCTCTGCTCCTCGAGCTTGCGCCTTGTCTCTTTCTTGACCTTCTCTTTGCGCTCTTCAATTATTTTTTTGCCAACATAAAGCTTGTAGATTTCAGCGCCACCACGTGAAAGCTCAGTCACAGACTTTGCCGAGGGTAGATCAACGACAGGTTCAGTGTAGCCATGCTCCTTTGCCCATTCGGCAGTTACTGGTCCTTTGCCAGCTGCCATCGCTGCCGTTTGATCCCCTTTTCTTGTCAGGGAATGCAGATACAACCCCAACTGTGCTAAACTACCAGTAGTTCCCATATCTTTGGTCCTCCCTGCTT